CTCTACAATGTTTACAAACTCGGCTCTTGTGAACTCATCATTGAATTCAAAGATCGTGTTTCTTGCCGCAAGTGCAATTGCGCGCTCAACAGTGTTAAACAATCTACGCACATTAATTCTGTCAAATGCAGAAGGCCGTGACATATTTGTTTTATCACCATATAGCAACACACCTTGACCCGGAAGGTTTGCAATCGGATTAACATTTGCTTTGTATAGAGCATCTCTTTCAGCTTTCGAAGGGCTGTATGAAAGAGCAGTAATACCTAAATAAGCACCTCTACGTGACCCTGCTGGTGAGTACCATGGACCGGCATCTCTATCAGAAGCTGCCATAATACCTGCAGTAGAAGATGCTGCTGGAATTTGGATATATTTATCATTGTACTTGTCATACACTTTAAGATAATTATTATCGATAAACAGGTATGAAGTATCAGAGAAAGTAGCAGCAGTAGTTAGTGCATTAGCATTAGGTGTAGATGAGTTAACAATATCTGCTCTTGCTGGAGATGTTACGACAACGCAATCTTTACGTAGTGTACCAGCTGTAGATACTAAATCATTTACTACAGTAGTTTGATCTGATCTAGTGGCCATACCTGGCGCGATAAGAAAGTCTACTTCGATATTATCTTTATCTTCAAATAGATCAAATCCTAAAGCAACTTCTGCTGTACCTAATGCAGCGCTGTTAACACCGTTAGCTAAAGACAAATTGTCTGCTGAATCTGTTACGGTATTCATCCAGATATATTCTGAAGACCGGTTGATAACATTTTTTATATAGTTAGTTGAACCATCATCATTCACGGCATTTGCATTTTCAGATACAAATGGGAATGTCTCTAGTACAGTATTTACCGATCCGGAGATATCTCCATCCTCATCAACAACTACTACATGCTGTTCATTAGCAGTCGGCGCAGCATCAAATTTAGCAGCATATGCCCAACCATCCCAGGTTAGCGGTCCAGCCACTGATACTTTTAATGAATTACCAAGGGCCCCAGCATATTTTGCAAAGACTTTACCAGTCCATGTGCCAGCTTCCCATGTATCATGATTTTTAATCAGCGCGGCGGTGCCGCTTGCGTCGGTTGCATTCCTTGCAGCAGAGGTTACTGCCCTTACTACCTGCAAAGAGCTAGAATATTTTAGAAAATGTGCAGCAGAATGAAAATCTACTGAATGTGTATCGTCTGGGTTTCCAAACTGTTCAGCCAGCCCCGCTTCGTTAGATATAAGCGTGACGCTTTCAGCTGGTCCCCAGCGAAAGTTACCTACAACCGCGCCAGTAGTAGATTGAACATTAGGCACACCGCCTGTAAGATCAACCTCTTTGACTACGATTGCCGGCGACTCCGAGGGAGTAAATAATGCCATTGTTCGTTCCTTTTCCAGTAATCGAATTATAAGTTTTACATAATACGGAATTCAATTACTGTTATTTATAATTTATTTTATTTAGTAAAAGTTATCGTTAAAATTGTGTTCAATTGCCCATGGCTCTCTAGGATCTACGGTTCTTTCTACTTCTTCTAGTCCGTCATCAACGAATCCAAACGGAACCATGTCATTATCAATTTCTTGCATTCTATTTTTATACATCATTTCTTTTAGATTAATATCAGTAATTTCGCCAAACTGGCTTGAAAGAGAAAAATATCCAAACATTACAAGATTCATCATTAGATCGTCATGATTACCATCAGATGCTTCATATGATTGCCCTTTAGCAATAAATGTCGATATTTCTAAAATAGTATTTTCGTCTACTATATCCAGTTTTTGTGTTTCTAATATATCCTTTATAGTAGAGCATCCTAGTCTTTTAACTTTTCTATTCATTTCAATACCCAGAGCATTTGCCTTAATAGCAGACTCTACGTGCATATTTTCATATTCAAAATCATAATATAATCCATTACAGACTACTGCCCCTTGATCATTAGCCTCAATAACGACATAAGCATCATTGTAGACTTTAGCATATTTATAAATAATGTTTGGGAAGAGAATAGGTGAAATAGTATTATTGCGATAAACAGCAACCTGTTTAAAAGGTCTTGTGCTAATATCGATCACATTAAATGTAGAATAATCCTGTCCTCTTCCCTTCGATACATCAACAGTCATAATATAATCATGATCTTTTTGTGTTTCTTCATATATGTAAACACTATTACCTTCTAGCATCGACTTGGGCGGATTAGCTCTTAGAGCCATTAATGTTTCTGCATTAATTAGAGTATCACCTGTACCAAAAAATGTATTACCGAACTCCTGATCAAATTGCAGCTGCGAAGTGTTAGAAATGGTTTGCAGTTTCCACTCGTCATCTCGACCTGGTACATCCCACCAATCTACTCTGAATGGCGTATATTCATTTACACCTTGAATAGCTCCTGTCCATATCTTTTCAAATATATTGCCGATACCATTAGCAGTAGAAGTAATAATAACCTTTGTATCTTTACCAGAAGAAATAACAGGATATGTTGATGTATAAAACTCTGCTGCTCTTTCAACAAATGCAAACTCGTCAAGGTACAATAAGTTAACTGACATACCACGAATAGACGATCCGGACGTAGCTGCTGCAATAATTCTACTATTATTTGAAAACTCTATAGATCTTTTATTAAGAGCTCTACAACCAGGTTGTAAAAAGAAAGGAAGATTCTCTAGCATAAGAGTAATACGTGCTAACATCTCACCGGCAGTCGCGCCTTTATTTGCAAGAATCGCAACAGTTTTTTCTGGATTAAATAGTACATACCATAAGAGATATGCGACTGAAGATATAGATTTACCTGATTGTCTACAAGCCAATACTATATTAAATCTATTGTCATTAAATTTCTTAAACATCTTTTCTTGATATGGATAAAGTTCAAACGGAACTAATCCTTTATCAAGTGATATAATTTTACAGTAGGTTGAAGCAAAGTAACCAGGGTCTTTCATACACTTAGCATATTCAGCTACTTCAGCGGTGGTCCAATTATGGGTAATACCATCTCTTTTTACATTGATATTACCATTGTAAGAATCAGTCATCCTTCTTGTAATCACTAATGTCAACTATATTTTCCTCATCATCTTGTTGCCGCAACATTCGTTGCAGTTCACTTGTAGAACCAATAAACACATTATTGGTAGTTTGACCTGGTAATTCCTTTACCTCATCAGTTTTATCGAAGTCTTTTTTCTTCTTATGAAGATCCATAAGTGATCCATTAATATCACCAACATTTTTCATCATATTAGAAAGAACCTCAAAAGCTCTAGGATGTTCAGTAGCTCTAGCTACTTCCATCATATCATCTAAAGCTTCAGAGCCTTTGTTTAAAAGATCGTGGTATATTCTTCTTGAGTATTCAAAGTCATTTTCTGCATTATCTTGAGTCATATCATTACACTATATTAATAATCCCGGCCATTGAATCATGGGATGTACATTGGTATCTTAATCTTAACGGAGCAGACATTGAAGGCACTATCGTAACGTTTCCTGTTGCATTACTATCTCTATTATTTGTTACTCCTGTATCATAGGAATTACCATCGCTATCCTGTATCTCTAGCGGATGAGCTCCTGTATTATTAATAAATATGTATGCATCACCTCTTCTTAAATATAAAGTGGGGTTATTTTCAGATGTTGGAAAAAATCTGTTTCTTGTATCAGTAAATATATACGCTGAAGTACCTGAAGCTCCTAGATTAAACGCATGCACATTAGCGAATCCATTCATATTCAAATCTCCCCCTAGAGCTGGAGAGGAATCTTCTACAATGTTAGCTAAACTTAAAGATAATACCACCGCTGAATCAACTTGATCTGCGCCGATCTGCCTTGCTTGTATATAAGCTGAATCGATTAATCCCGTGACCGAAGCCGAATCTAAAGACTGTCTAAGTTGAACATAGTTTGAATCAATTAAAGCAATCGTATCAGCCTGAAAATCACCTGCAAACGTATATTTCCTTTGTTTTAAAATTACATAATCTGAATCTACAGTGCCTTTTACTTCATCTTCATAATACGTTGTATAGTCCGGAGCTCTTAACGCAACATAAGCAGAATCAACCCGCGTAGATAAAAATGTATTTCCTACGTGCGAATCTATAATACCTACAGCGTCGGTAGAATCAAACTTGGTATAACCTTCTCCTGCGATTAAAGAGGAAACCGCCGCAGGGTTTGTTGCGTATGTATTGATATAACTGCTGTCAATTAAATTAATAATTTCTGATGAATCTAATAGTAATTGAAATGCTTCTGCGGAATCAAGAGCTACAGTTCTAGCAATAGTGGCTATACCGGCCGAATCAACAATTCTGCTGTCTAGCTCGCTGAAGTTAGTATCCATCTCTGTGTGAGTAAGAGCTGAACCCTTTGTGCTTCTTAATGTAATTGCCATGTTATCCCTCGATGCTAAAATAATCGGTTATTACATAACCGTTAAGTACATAAGATCTATTATCTTTTTCTTCTATGACTTCAGTAAATCCGAAGTCGCTATCTGCTAAACCTATAGCTGTTAATGGGTCCGGAGTAACCGTAACTCTTCCTGAGAAATCTTCTCCTGACACACCAGCATTCATATCATATATGTTATTTATAGACTTCCTAATAACGTTCTTAGGTAGTATGGGTCCATAAAAATTTATCCTCATATCAAATGTAAGAGTATATAAAATAGTTCTTCTTTGCTCTAAAGCCCCTTCATAGTCATCAGAAAAATCAACACCATTTAAAGCAATAGGAACGTCTTCTTTAATATCAGGGTAATCAGTAAATGGCTTTAGTGTTAGTGTATATTGAGGATTAAAATATGGTAAAACTTGCTCAACTACTTGCAATGCATCATCTTGTGTTTTGGCGTATATATTTAATTGAAACCCTAAATTATATGGCACATATGAATAAAACTTATTTCTAAGAGCATTAGAAGTGCCTGCCTGCTGAAAATTATTAGTTTTCTGTAGCTGCCTACCTTGATCGTATGCAATAGAAACAATCTCAAAAGACATCCGAGGTAACTTCATTGCTACTTGAGTATTAGCATCTAAGTCTGGGTTTTCTCTAATTCGTTCTAAGAACTTGTTTTTAGGCGCATAAGATAACGGAACTTTAACCTGAGAAATAACTTGATTAGAAGAATTTTTACGAATGACATAAATATTATTAAACAGCGCACCGAATACTGCAACGCTTTTTCTTAACCGCTCATGATAGAAATGATTACCAAGCATAATTAACCCTTGTATATCTTCTGTAGAACGTCTTCGAACTCTTCTACTTTGGTTAAACGATTAGGCCAGAGAATATAATCTTTCTCTGGATTCTTTTTTAAATTATTCAAAAGCGGAACAATAGCGTTATATAGATTATTTAGTCGCTCTTCATAACCAGAAGCTTCTGAACTTACTTTTTGTACTGCTTCTATTCGATCTTCATCGACCGCAGTAAATCCGAAATCAAACATATCAGCCACTCGGATCACCAAATGGATTTGATTCTGTAAAGTCTAAAAAGCTATCTCCAATAGTATTAAAGTCGTCATTTTGTTCATTCGCAGATATTTGATTATCTTCAGTAACAGCTGTTACAGTTGCAACTGAGGTAAGACTTGATATCTGTAATGCAGTAGTAAACTCGTGATATAAACCATCACTGGCTCCTACATGGATTAGGCCAAGAACGTTATCTGAATCAGACCATTTAGAGATCTCCCCTTGCATGGTCACGCCGGTAGAAAAGGTCTGAGTAGCTGTCTCACCAATAATAAATCCATTGCTGGCAGAATCTAAAGTGAGCAGATACTCATATGCATGCGCTCTTTCAATAACATCAATTGCATCGATACCGGTATCAAGATCTTCATCGTTATACTCGAACAATTCTGTTCTTAACTTATATGTGGGTAGATTGCTTAACTGATAGAATGGTTGTTCATGCTCAACTTGCATAATCTGAAATAGTTTATTAGACAGTGGAAGATAAATTAAATCACCCTCTAGAGGTCTTACGCTACTAAGCTCATTATCGTACCTTGCGACCGAATTAGCCCAGCGCTTTCGCGATACAACAAATGTTGCTTGGTCTCTTATCTCTACTCCAAACTTAGTAAATAAATCTCCCTCACCATCAAAACCTTCTACGTTCTCTATGTACATTTCAATCTTATATGAAGAATTAAATCTAGAAGGTACGTCATCGCCTAAGATTTTATCTTCATTAACAATATCTCTTGGGAGATAATAAACATCTTGACCATAGATTTTTAAAGATTCTATTATAATATCTTCATATAAATCTTGTTCAGATCTTACTTTTTGACTGAAATAGTGATTAGTTGCCATTAACTACCCCATAAAGAAATCAGCCGGCAATTCATGCTCTAGTCTGATTTTCTCTCTTAATTGAGCTATCTCTTGAGTAGCATCTTCAAATATCTGTCTACCATTTAGCTGCACTCCGCCCGGAAGTACCATACCTTCAAATTTAATAAGGTTAGATCCCCATTGCTGTTTAATGAGTGCTGTAGTATATTCCTTTAACCACATGTCATTATAAATCGCAGCATGACTAGAGCCACTTATGATCTGATAACATTCGGCAATCAAATAATCATCTTCTTTAATATCACCATCAGAAAAGTCGCCGTGAATATATAAGCGGTTCTGGTTACGCACATAGCTGACCTGAGGGTTACCGGTTAACTTCATGTCAAGGACTGACAAATACTGTTGCATTTGTTCATAGTAACCTAAATCGCCAATAAAACTGTGAAGATCAGCAATATCATTAAGATGCATCTGATATTTTATATCAAAGAAATTTCTACCGGCACTACCTGATGGAATTCTAAATAATCTTTGTACTTGAATAATATCTGATGATATATTAATATATTCATTAGTCACATCATCAGCTGTGACTTGATGTTTAAAAAAAGTCCTAAACGTGCCTTCAGAGTGAAATTCTCTAAAGTATTGCAGCGCCTCATCAAGGCGATCCTCTAATTGATCTGGGTCAACGTTAATTTCAATTACTGGTTCACCCAGCCGGCGAAGACAATATTCAATAAGAGTTGCTCTTGAAGTAGGGACAGCCATATGATATTCCTAAATTACTTGATACTATTTATAATATTAGCACTATTTATAATAAAAAAAATGGCAGCCAAAGCCGCCATTTAAAATAGTGTAAGACAGTTTTACTCTCCTGATTCTTCTTCTGGCTTTAGTGACTCTGTAAGAGCAGCGCTAAAGACTCGTTGAGCGGCCTTTAATTGTTCAGTTTGAAACGAAAGATCGTTAAGTTTATTTGAAATATCTCTTAATTGAGAGATCGCATATTTCTGTTCATTGTTAAGACTATCAATTTCATATTCCTTATCGTTTACCACGACTGTAGGAACTTTATTCTCTTCTGTCATTATTATCTCCTAGGACATTATATAGTTAATATGGTATATATTATTATTATTTTATAGCACTCTTGCTTTTAAATTTGCTGATATCTTTGATGTTAAATCCACTGAGTTTGTAGTAGTAAACTCTACATCGTACTCAGTACCATGTATCGCCTGTTTGTACTTTGATGCCGCATCATAGTTAATCGTAACACCATCTGATATCGGAGAAGTCCCAGAAGCAGCATATGGAGCTATCATAAGATCAAGAGTATCTGCACTATCTTGACTGAAATGATATCCATCAGCTACTGCATCAAGTTGAGCTTTATCCATTCTATTAAAAGCCTGAGATGTTAAAGCTTGTTGGAGAGTAGCATGTTCATTATTATTTGTACCATTGACCCAAGTCTCGCCAGTTCCATATCCTAATCCGGTTGTTGTAGTAGAAAACTGTTTTACAGTATTTCCATTGGTTTCTAAAATGAATAACTTAGTACCATCATTGGAAAATGCTATACTATACATAC